TACTCCGATAAAGGTGTTGCGTGGTCCATCGGCTAATAGCTACAAGAGAAAATCAAAAGTTAAATCTATACGCTAATGGCTATTCTTCCTATAAGTAATACAGGTGTTACCAAATCAGTTGATAGAACTGCTGGTGGATCAAAACCTGACAACACTCCAGCAACTGGTACAACATCATCTGGTGGAGGAGGAAGTGGTCCTGTTACTAGCGTTACAGGATCGGTAGGTGTTGGTGCTAGTCCAACAACAGGTGCAGTAAGTGTATATTTAAATACTACAGGTGTTGCTGCTGCTACATATGGCGATTCTACACACGTTCCACAAATTACTGTTAATGCTGAAGGCCAGATAACATCTGCATCATCTGTAGCAATTACATCAGGTGGTACAGGTACAGTAACATCAGTTGGCTTATCAATGCCTAGTGAGTTTACTGTCACTGGTTCACCTATTACATCAAGCGGTACATTAACTGTTACAAAAGCCAGCGAATCAGCTAATACATTTTATGGTGCACCTAACGGATCAGCAGGCACACCAATATTTAGAAAGCTAGCCACCGCAGATTTACCAACAGGCACAGGTACAGTAACAGGCGTGTCTGGATCAGGTAGCGTTAATGGCATTACACTTAGTGGTAGTGGTACAACTAGTGTAAACTTAACATTAGGCGGTACGTTGTCAGGCATAGCCAATAGTCAATTAACAAATAATTCAGTTACTGTTACCGCAGGCACAGGTTTATCAGGCGGTGGTACAGTTGCGTTAGGCAGTGCAATTACTTTGAATAATACCCTTACAGGTGTTCCATCAGGCGGTACAGTTGGTCAAAGACTAATAACCAATAACTCAAGTGCAGTTACTTGGAGTAATGATCCAATGACCTATGCACAAGATTATGGTTTTGGTGCAGCAGGTAATACCGTTACACAGAACACAACAGCTTTACAAAATGCCGTTAACGCAGCAGTGGCTGCTAATGGTTGTCTTTTGCTACCAGCAGGATCAATCCACATAAACTCAGCAATAACGATTGGATCGTCTGGTAGCCCCTTTGCAGGCGTCGTTAGAATACAAGGTTGCGGTAAGCTAGTATCTGAAATCATACAGGACTCAGCAGCTAATGGATTTACCGTTTACATGGCTAATCCATACGGTGAAAACATAGGCATAGAGTTTGAAGATCTATCAGTAATTGGTAACAACTCAGCTTGTGGCACAGCGATTTATATCAACACAGTACAATACGGTTCTATTGAGAATCGTGATCTGATTTGCATAAACAACGTATCAGTAACTGGCGTTGTAGCTACAAACACAGGTGGTTGGACTAATGGTTTTGTGTTCATTGGTGGATGGCACATATTAGTTACCAACTGTTACGCTGCTGGTTGTCTTAACGTATTACCAACTACATCAGGACTTGGATCTGGTGCAGGTTTCTTATTCCAAGATTGCGTAAACTGTAAACTAGATACTGTTACTGCTGAATGGTGGAATCGTGGCGTTAGTATGGTAATTAGTTCATTTACCACACAAGGCGTTCAAATTAACAACATACAGACGCTTAACACCATTAATGCCATATACAATAATGGCTCTACCATGTATCTAACGAACTTCTTGTTCGATAATGGTAATAACTTTAGCACAAGTTGGGTAACTGTTAATATCTTAAACCACTTTGGTTCAGGTTACATGAGCAATGGTCAGATATTACAAAATGGTGGAGCTAATCAGATTTATTTAAACAACTCTACAGGCTTAATGATTAGCAATATAGATTTTACTAATCAGGCTAGTCTTACAGGTGCATCAGTATTACTCACTAACGGCACTAACAATGTAATCGTTTCTAATTGTTTATTTGCATCTGCTAAAGGTGTTCAATGCGATTCAGGAACAAGCAATAACATAGCTAGAGCTAATTTAGTACCTAACGGTAATCTCGATAGCAATTCAGCAGATACTAGCACTAACACATTAGGCGATACAGTAGGCATTACTACTGTTCCTACGCTTACAGGTGCTACAACTTATTCATGGAGTATTGGCATCGCTAGTGCTTGTTTAGGCAGAATACCTAGAGCAATCATTGTACAACGTGCTAAGACTGATAGTACCGTAACTTACAAGCAGATGCTTGCTCAATGGGACTATAACAACGCAGGCAATTCAGCAACCACTGCATACCTAGTAGCCTTTATGTCAGATGGTACAAACTTACCAAGTGCACCAGAAAGGTTTATGGTGTCAGTATTACCATGAGTCCCTACGAAACAATAGCTCAAAAGTATTTCGATAATCCACAAGAAGCACCTTTTGGCGATTATGTTGAATGGTTCTTAAGAAACGGGTATTTATATAGCACCCCAGAATACTTTGTTATGGGTAAGAATTGCCGTAGAAATGCACCAGAAGAACATATTTGCGACTGTACTCATGTCTTTGATGAAAACAATAGCGACTGTTGGTATATCTTTGCTATGGCTGGAGATATGGCTAAATGTTTTACTGCCATGCCTTACCCCCTACCTTGGCTGGCATTTGAACGACTTATTGACAATAAACGTGAGCTTAGATTTTATCAAACCTCAGATATTAAACGATTAACCGATTTTAACTAATTATTTTATGGGCGGAGGTAATCCACAACAAGCAATACAAGCAGCACCCACACCAGTGACGGCTCCGCCTGTAACCACATCTTCAGCAGAAGTAATTCAGGCGCAACAAGACCTAGCTCAGCAGAACCTCATGAAAAAGTCTATTAAGAAGACTGTATTTGCAGGTGATACTGGCGGATACAAAGGTATGCCTTCTTCTGGAACCCCAGCCCCAACCCCAACAGCTTCTAAGCTGGGTTAATATATGGCCGATCTACTAGCTAACGAACAGCTAAACAAATACGAGTCAGCACGATCAAAGAGGTCGGCTGTATTTGATTCTGATTGGCAAACAATCTCTCAATACTTTTTACCACAAGAGTCGGACATCAATGTTACCAAAACAGAAGGTATCACAGGCTGGACCGACCGCATTTTTGACACTACAGCTATACAGGCAGCACAAACAATGGCTGCTGGTCAGCGTAATTGGCTAACACCTAGTAGCGAACCTTGGGCTCAATTTGAACCACCAGAGTCCATGCGTACGGGTGGAGATGACGCTGCTATATGGTTAGGCAAAGCTTCAGACATTACCATGCAGGAGTTAGCACGTTCTAACTTCTATTCGGTAATGAACATAGCCTACCTACACGTCGGTATATTTGGTACTGATTGTATATTCTGCGAAGAGGGTAAAGCAGCAGCCTTAAACTTCCGTAACACCAAAGTAGGTACATACACCATTGAAGAAAACGACGAGGGTGTAGTTGATACAGTAAGGCGTGAATTTAAGTTAACAGGTAGACAAGCTATACAAATGTTTGGTGAGGATGCCTTGCCCGACAAGATGCGTACAGCTATCAAAGGTAAAGGACAGGACAGAAGCTTTGACTTTGTTCATGCAGTATTCCCTCGTGAAGATAGCCAGCGTTTACCTAACCGCGAAGATGGTGCTAATAAGCCTATAGCTTCCGTATACATATCAAAAGACTTTAGAGAATGCGTTAGTGTTTCAGGATACGACGAAATGCCTTACCTTGTAAGCCGTTTTGCTAAGTGGGGTACAGATAGCCCTTGGGGTTATAGCCCTGCGTATCTAGCCCTTCCTGACGTACGCCAAGTTAACTATATAACAGAATACTTAGACTCATTAGCAGAACTTCACGCCGTACCTCGCGTTATAGTTCCATCCAACCTTGAAGGCGATGTTGACCTAAGAGCTGGTGGTATAACGACTTGGGATAGTAATGACCCTAATGGTAAGCCTATGGAATGGGCATCAGTAGGCGATTATAAACTAGGTATGGAGTTAGTTAACTCTAAGAAGGAGATGATCAATGATGCCTTCTTTGTTAATATGTTCAAGATGCTTGCGTCCGATCCTTTGTTAGACAAGCGTATGACCGCTTATGAAATCTCACAAAGACTCGCTGAAAAGCTTGAACAATTCACACCAGTATTTGATCGAAGGGTCACTGAGTTCCTCAACCCTCTACTTCGTAGAGTTTTTGGTATTCTGTACCGTGCAGGCAAGTTTGGTACTCCTCCCGATTCTCTTCTTGTAGATTCAGGCAACAACAAACGTGGTCTAGCTTTACCTGAGATCACGATTACCAGCCGTATCAGTCTTGCTCTTAAAGCCCTACAGAATCGTGGCATTGAGCAGACTTTCCAATTTTTACAGCAACTAATAGCCGTTAAGCCAGAGGTTGCTGACAACTTTGATATGGATAAGATCGTACGCGACTATTCACGTAACGCAGGTATGTCTGCGGAATTACTGCGCGATATGAGATCCATGATGATTTTACGTCAACAACGCATGAAGTTACAGCAGCAACAACAAGCCTTACAAGCCGCCGAACAGCTTGGCAAAGCAAGCAAGGGATTAGGCGGTGCGCCTGATTTCGTGCAAGATGCAGCTAAGAACGCAATGCAACCACAACCTCAATGACCAAAACATTAGATACTGAATTACCCGATTCCTTAGTAACAGCTCGTGTAGAACATGGTCGTATAGCAAATGCTTTTGTACAAGTGTTTGGTATGCCAGGCTACAGATCAGAAGCTCAGTCTATTGTCCTTGACCACCTAGATAAGTGTGCAGGCGATGATGGTAATTGTTTTCGTTTTGGTGAAGCCAGAGACGGCATAGCTATGATTGCTGCTGGTATACATCGAGACGGAGCACAATCAGTTTTAAAGATTATTAAAAGGCAACTAGAGCTTTCTACAAAAGTTCGGGAGCCAAAGCCACAACCCATAACTAAAAGGTAAATATGTCAGATGCCACAAAAAGTTCTCCATTTGAATTAATGGAGGATGGTAAAATCGTCAGAAACTATAAAGGTAAGCAAACGGTTCTTGGTCATTACGACGAAGAAGCTAAGCATCTTGAATTTGAGAATAAAGAAACCTCAATCAAGTATCGCTCACAAATATTAACAGTCATTGGTGCAGACGGAGAAGGTACACATACTTCTGGCCGTACTATCCGCACGATGAGCGTTAAAGGAGAAAAGAGAGATGAGCCTAAGGCTAACATCCCACCACGTCCAAAGATGGATCCAAACTTGGGTGATGCTACACCAGCTCTTGTTGAGTGGTTATTTAAGTATTATCCAAAGGATGCCTATATTCGTTATGGCGTTAAGCTAGACAGTAAAGGTGAACCAGTACGTGCTGCTGTTCGTCGCAAATTAGTAGAAATAGTAGATAACCGTAACTCAGACGACGACAACCTAGAGGAGATTAAAGTTGGTGCTAAGTCATGGACTAAAGGACCAATTACTCAGGGTGCACGTATTATTAGCCAAGAGGACGGCATTATAGCTTCCCGTGCTACACATATGACATTCTTATCTGAAGAAGCAGTTAACTATCAACCTGGAGTAGAAGGAGACGAAGACTTATGAGCGACGACAAACGCGATTTTATAGATCAAGCAGCAATTAAAGCTATGGTAGCTTTCCGTGAAAAGTATGACTTTTCTCGTGAGCAAGACTACAAGGACTGTAGCTCAATGGCTTTCCAATTAGCATACGCTATGTTTGCAGAACGTGAAGAGCGTTATTCTAAAGAACCTATTACCCAATCCCAAACTGACTAATCATGTTTCCACATTCGCCACTATTTGATTCGATCACGGGAATAGAACCAGCAGGCGGAGGATCAGCTCCAGCGTTAGACCTAGCCCCTACTCCCATTGAGGCAAATACGCCCTCTACACAAGCATCTACGGCATCTGCGGTTAAAGAGCCATATTACAAAACTCTTATTAACGCCGATGGTACATTAAACCATAAAGCGTTAGATAACCTACCTGACCATTTAGCAGCTTTAAAACCTACATTAGCCCGTCAAAAGAGCTTAGATGATGTGTTTACCGTAATGGGTAATCAACAGACTCTAGTAGGTAAAAAGGCTTTAGGACCACTCCCACCAAATGCTACACCAGAAATGGTGGCAGAACGTAAGGGCTTATTAGATTCTATTAACGGCGTACCAAAAGACCCTAAGGACTATGGTATAGTTAAGCCTGAAAATATATCTAACGAGCTTTGGAATGATGGTCTAGCTAAGGGTGCAGCAGAAATAGCTCACAAGTATTCCGCACCTCCAGCTATGCTTAAGGACTTAGTTGCCTTACAAACGGCAGAGTTACAGAAGCAATTACTAGCTCAGCAGGATTATGAACGTGCTTTTTTTGCTAAACAGCAAGAGAACCTCGTGCAGACCTTAAAGCTTGAGAATATACCTTTAACTAAGGCTCAAGAATTAGCTGAACGTGGAGCTCAAAAGCTTGGCTTAGATTTACAGAATCCCGACATCCAAACCCTTATGAAGAACAGCAATGTCTTCCTAATGGCTATGAGACACGCTTTGTCCACATCTGAGGACAAGTTCGTATCAGGTGAGGCTAAGAGCAGCCTAGGTGGTGATCCTGCAGCATTAGCTAAAGACGCTACATCAAACAAAGCTAACCCCTTATATGCACCTTATTGGGATGCTCAACATCCTCAAAACAAGATGGCTAAGGAAACTGTCAACCAATGGCGTAAGCTAGCAGCAGCAAAAGCTAAATGAAAATAAAAGTTCCACGCCCATTAGGCGACAAACTGATAGCTAGACCCGTAGAAGAGACCAACAAGCAAGGGATGTTAATTATCCCACCTAATTACCGCCAAGACCTTCGTACGCACTTTAGATGTGTCGTAGTAGGTTCTGGTCCTAAATCTGAATCTATTGCCCCTGTAGGAAGCATAATCCATGTTACTGAGTCATGGGGTGAGAAATTTATTTATCAAGGTAATCAGTTCATCTGTGGTCGTTTACGAGACATCAATGGTGTAATAAGCGGAGAGGCATTGACAATACCTGAGCATCTCCTAAGTTAGCCCTCGTCCCCCAACTTATAAAACATCATGGCCGTAAATACAGCATTCTCACCAAACCCAGACTTCGTAGCTCAAATCACAGGTTCTGGAGTAACAGCACCAGGTCAAGGCACTACAGGCATTGCACCAACCTACGCATCATCTATTGAGCTTGCACCAACCCTGCAATTCTCTCGTTTCGTAGCAATTAACACGACTTCAGCAGTAGGTAACGCTACCATTACGGCAGCATACGTACCTCAGGCAGGAGCTCGTTTAGTAGTACAGACTAACAACGATGCTTCTGGCGCACGTACGATTACCTTTAGCACAGGATTCCGTCCAACAGGAACAGTAGTAGGAACAGCATCAAAAGCTATCCTAGTAGAGTTTACATCAGACGGAACAACTTGGAATGAGACAGCTCGTTCAGCTTCTGCAGTATAATTTGTTTCCATAGTTCCCCATAACTAAGCACTTGACTTAATCGTCAGGTGCTTTTTTTATGCCCAAAGACGAACAGAGGATAACCAGCGTAAGCTGACCCGATCATTTGTCGAACAATAGTGTTCGATGATCGATCCCGTACGGGACAACCGAGGAGCGAACGTACAACCAACGTACGGCTTCCGCCGTGCATTAACTCAATAATTCCTTACTCTCATGGCTGGTGCAATATTCTCACTACCTCCCCATTACGAGACGGCGTTCGATGATAACTGGCGCGAAATTATGGCGCAGCAAACCGATCACCGCCTTGCAGGGATGTATATGTCCGACAATGTAAACGGTAATCAAAAACGCTACGATCAGATTGGTGACCAATCTTATGCAATGCGTCAGATTACAGCTCGTGCTCAAAAGAGCGAACCTTCCGATATTCCAACATTTTTCCGTTGGGTACGTCCTCGTCCTTATGACAAGACGACATGGATCGACTACTTTGATCATATCCTCCTTGGTCAGCTTCCTGACCCACAGTCTCCAACAGCGAAACAACACGCTATTGCAGCTAACCGTCAAAAAGACATCATTGCTATCAATGCTCTCTTAGGTACTAACTACACTGGTGCACAAGGAACAACAGCTACAACGCTGCCATCCACGCAAACAGTTGGCGTAACCTACGGTTCAGGATCTGCTAACTCAGGTCTACAACTTGCTAAATTAACACAGGCTTCCTACATCCTTGATTCAAATGACGTCAAAGAAGAGGGCCGTGTATTCGTATACTCAGCAAAAGAATTAAACAACTTAATCACAAACGTAGATCAAGTTAACTCAGTTCTTTATAATGACGTACGCGCTCTCCGCGATGGAACAATCCGTGACTTCATGGGCTTCCATTTCGTACGCACCCAGCTCGTTCCTTTCCAAGCTGGTTCATCCACAATCCGTACTTGCGTTGCTTACCAAAAGGATTTCCTCCTTATGGGTATCGGCGAAGATGTACGTACTCACATCGACATTCTACCAATGCAGTCCCATGCAATCCAAGTGCGCACAGCTCTTCTAATGGATGCGACTCGTATGGAAGAAAAGGGTGTAGTCCAAGTAAATTGTGACGAATCCGTTTAACCCTTAACATAGGAGATAACTAACATGGCTATCTGGTACACAGACGTAGCAACAAATCAGCAACAAGGGGTTAACTTCCCAGGTCAGAGCGGTCTCACAACGA